GCTTATCGAGGTACGCAAGATCCTAAGCAAGCAGATGTTAGTTTACGTGATGCTTCTAGTAAGTGGTACAAATATGTTATGGACCCAAAACAAGAGTTAGCCCAAATTCGTAGGCTAGGTTTCTGGTATTATTTGGGAGGTAATATATCTTCTGCTTTCTTACAGCTAATGAGTATTGTACAATTTAGTGGTCCAATTTTAAGCACAATATCTGGGCAGAAACAATCCGCAGCTGTTGAGTTAGTGAAAGCATTTAATGACGTAAGAAAAATGTTAGTGTTCAATGGTAGAAAATTTGAAGATGTGTTCTTAAATTTTGATAAGTTACCAGAAGATGTCAGAGAAGATGCTATGGCTGACATATATAATGGTACAATCAAACAAGGTATGGCAGCACACGAAGCAGGGATGCCTGTAGGTGGTGGCACAGTTAGCCAAAACCAAATTAGACAAAGGGCACTAAGAACATTTGAGAACACTGTCATTGGTGGTGTCTTTAATACCTTCGAAACAATTGCACGTTTAACTGCATATATTGCCTCCCACAGGATGATGCAAAAACCAGACGCCATGGAAAGCGCAGTTAACTTCTTTAATACAGACGCAGATTTTAGAGGAAACGTAAATAGAAATGGCGGAGTCGCTACACCTAGAATAGTAGCGCAACAAGTATTAGAAGAAACTTTTGGTGTGTACGGTAAATTAAATAGACCACAATATATGCGTGGTTGGGGTTCAGCTTTCTTTTTATTCCAAACTTACATAAGTCAGATGTTTAGCTTAATGACTAGAATGTTATTAAGGCAAGGTACACCTGCGCAAAAAGCGGCGGGCAGAAAAGCTTTAGCTAAAATGTTAGTTATGATAATGATTACTGGTGGGTTTTTTGGTATGCCTGGCATGGATGACGCTCTTTGGGTTAAAGATTTATTAACTAGGTTAGTAACAGGAATAGATAGAGATTCAAGGTCAGAGTTTAGAAATATGCTAGCTGAAGTATCGGGACCTAAGGTAGCAGAATTTTTTGAGAATGGTATTATAAATACTCTAGCAAACGTAGATGTGCAAAGAAGATTATCTTTCGGAGCTGTACCAGGTTCTGGACAAATGAGAGCCGTCTTGAGTATGATGGGATTAAATACTGGAGCAAGAGCTGAAGAATTTTTAGGAGCACCTGGTGCTATTTTTTTCCAAAATGCTAGAAATATTCTACAAGCTTACGAAGCTACAGGAGAATTTCCTGCGAAAGAATTAGCATATGCAGTAACCCCCACGTTTCTTACTAACTTATTGAAAGCAAATGATATTGCAGAAGATGGTAGAGTAGAGAGTAGATATGGCACAGTGCTAACTGAAGACGCTACTTTATATGACGCTTTCTTACAAGGTATAGGTTTTTCACCTACTAAAATTACAAAGGAAAGAGAGTTGCTTAGATTAGAACGTTTAAATTCTGGAAGAAATTCTCAAGTACAATCTAGAATGAATAGAAAAGTTACTACCGCTTACAGAAAAATATTTTTAGGTATGATTAAAAAGGATTTTGAATCACAGCTAGAAGGTCAAGAGGATTTAAAAGAGTTATTAATAGAATTATATGCATACAACTCTAGGCAAGATTGGACAAACCAATTGAATGTTGATGTGCAAAGATTAGCTATGGAAGCGATGAAAGATTTATCAAAAGAATACAGAGTTCTAAAAGGTGGCTCCACAAACATACAACAAAATTTGAAAGACGCAGAAGGTCTGGGCGTAGAGTATGATTTCCCTAGCCCAAACCCTCAATAGTTTAGCACATCCAAGAAACCCAATCTTTAGATTTCTTTTTGATAGGCTCATCAACTACTACAGGCACTTGAAAAGTAACACCATATTCTGGGTGGGTAAACCATAAAGCTTGTTGAGGTCTCTCAGATGTGAATCGGTTTGAGTAAGCGTATTCATCATAACCCTTTGTAGAGCCATTAACGATACACCCCTTTAATGATATGTACTGATGGTAGTGACCCATAATTACATAGTCAATTGTTTTATTTTGGTTGTGGTATTCCTGTTTAATCTTCTGGACACCACGTGCAATAGGTCCAAGCATTCCCACAATTCCCGTGCCCCCCGCTACTCCGAGGCGATCACCATGGGTCAATAAATAGTTAACACCATACACTTTATATACTGTATCAAAACCTGTAGGTATTTGGAACTGTATTCTCTTATCATTTTTAAAATGCCTAGATAATAAATTGTATAACATCCAATCGTAATTAGTTTTCGCGGCTTGCTTGTGGCGGTATTGTTTATATGTGCGAGAGTGGTTACCAAATGTACAAGGTACAAACACTTTACCAAATACATCTGCAAATTTACCTAACGCCCATGTTAAATTGTCTAGTAAATCTAAGACGTGTTCTATATTAGAACCATCATTACTTTCAGCTAGCTCATCATGAATATCACCCGAGATCATATCACCACCTAACGCACAGATAATACCAGGATACTTAGGGTTAACCATGTGGTTAGTACATAAGTCTATGGTTGTATTGATAACGTTCTTGAATCTTCTTAATGCTATGGTTCTATCATACTCATTGATATTATTGACCGCTTCTTTATAGACTACTTCACCCCAGTGAAAGTCAGATAGGAATATAGTAGGCACACCAGGTGCCCCCTTGGCGGGCGTATTCTTTGTCAACCACTTGGGTGGTTTGACTACATGATTATCTGCTTTAAGTAGGCTGTCTTTCAGTTTCTGGTGGGAAAGATTTTCTTTAGCTAGTAAATCTACTTGTCTTTTAATGTCACGAATTTCTGCGTCGTGTGCGTACTGCTGTTCAATCAGTGCTGCCTCAGCGTCGGGGGGCACCGTTGTAGGTTTAACACCCTGTAGTTGGGCTTGTTCAATTCTCTCTATGAGAGTAGTGCGCGGTATTCCTAGTTCCCTAGAGGCTGCCGCTTTGTTGCCTTTATTTCTAATGACTGCATTTAGAGCGTCAATTAGTATGCTTTTTGCTGTAGTTTTTGCCATAATTATCTCCTGTAGTGCGCGAATATTACCACGTTTTTTCACCCTTGTCAAGCAAATAATGATATGGTATACTCTTTGTATGAAACTCACAGAAGAAATAAAAATAACAGCACCTGTTGTTAAAATTGGTGGTGATGCAGTAAAGGTTGAAGCACCCCAATCAGAAGCCTCATCTGATTCTTCACCATCTAAGTAAGGATATATCATGAAAAACCAGAGAGTAAGAAAAGAACCATTGGGTAAGGGAGTGGATAAATACAGAGAGAAAGTACGTTATCCTAATTTAGAAGTAGCTAGACCTTATGTTAAAAAAATATCAAAAGCTATTGATACAGTTAAAAAAACTTATGAAGATATTAGAGATAAAAAGACTGTTAAAAATCCAGTTAAAAGAAAACAAATTAAAATAGCTAGAAGAAAAGATTTAGAAAAGAAATATAAATAATGCCAATCACTAGAGCACAAACATATCAGCAAATTAAAAGCGGTACAAAAAAGAAACCTAAAAAGAAAAAGTTTTCTACACCAGGCTCTAGAGCTAGGGCTAAAGCTGGTAAGATAAAGAAAGCTATTCTATCTCAACAAAGAGGAGAAAAATCTCCGCAAGGTAGAGTAGTAATGAGAGGATTTGTTAAGGCACTATATGATAAAGTCAAAAACAAAAAGTAAATCTACCGTAAACAAAGCAGGTAATTATACTAAGCCTAGTATGAGGAAGGCATTGTTTAATAGAATAAAAGCTGGCGGAAAAGGTGGAGCCCCAGGACAGTGGTCAGCACGCAAAGCACAAATGCTAGCCAAACAATATAAATCAAAAGGCGGAGGTTACAAATCATAGGATGGAATCAATTTGCAAATCTTGTGGGCACAATTGTCACTGCAGTAACTCCTCTCAATGCCATTGTGGTTGCGCAAATTGCGCACACGGAAAGGAATAAAAATGCCAAAGGGACCAGGAACATACGGAAGCAAGGTGGGGAGACCTGCCAAAAAGAAAACAAAAAAACCAGCAATGGGACCAGCTGGAAAATTGACAGCAAAACAGAAAAAGCTACCCGATTTTCTAAAGGAAAAAATACAAAAGTCAAAGAAGAAGTAATGGCGTTAACTAAATCACAGAAAAGTTTAAAGGCTTGGACCAAACAGAAGTGGCGTACTAAATCTGGTAAGCCATCTACTCAAGGTCCAAAAGCTACAGGTGAAAGATATTTACCATCTGCCGCTATCAAGTCTTTATCCTCTGGTGAATATGCAGCGACTACCGCTGCGAAAAGAAAAGCTAAAGCTGCTGGTAAACAACATGCATCGCAACCAAAGAATATAAAAAAGAAAACTAAAAAATTTAGGAAGGTATCGTAATGTTTAATTTATTAGTAGGTCCTCTGGCATCTCTACTAGGAGACACAGTTAAAGGATTTGTAGCTACTAAGAAAGCTAAAGCTGATTTAGCTTTAACAGAAATAAAAGCACAGAAAAGTTTAAAGGAACAACAGATCGCAGGAAAGATTGGATGGGAAGCATCCGCTGTAGATCAAATGAAAGGGAGCTGGAAAGATGAAGTAATTTTACTAGCCCTGTTAATTCCAGCGGTGCTAGTTTTTATTCCTGGTTGGACACCACATATTAAAGCAGGGTTTGAAGCCTTGCATAGTCTACCAGATTACTATAAACATTTATTATATATCGCCTGCTCAGCTAGCTTTGGTATCAAAGGGGCTAAAGGTGCTATGGGATTAATAACTAAAAAGAAATAATGTATCAATTAGAAATATTCACATATAAGATTATCGCTAGTGTATATAAACTATTTGAAAAAGAAAAACCTAAAGATGAACATGAAGTTCATTGGGGTATAGGAGGCAGATAATGTTTGAAAAACTTAAGGAGAGAATAAAAGAACACGAAGGATTTAGGTCTTATGTTTACAAGGATTCATTAGGATTCGCAACCATAGGATACGGTCACTTGGTAACAAAGGAGGACAACTATGAAGAAGGTATTGAATACAGTCAAGAACAACTTGATGCCGTCTTTGAAGATGATTTTGAAAATGCCTGTGATTGCGCTCAATTGGTCGCTGACAATTTTAATATCAATTTTGACGAGCACCCAGAACCTGTTAAAGAAGTTCTTATAGAAATGGTATTTCAGTTAGGTGTTGGAGGGGTAAGTAAGTTTAAGAAATTTCTTGGACACTTGTCTACTAACACCTATCATTTTGCCGCGGACGAAATGCTCAATTCACGTTGGGCAAAACAAACACCTATGCGTGCAGAAAAATTATCATATACAATTAGAGGACTAGCCTACTAACGTGGCTTTCCTAGTAGCCAATGTGCCGCCTGTTGAAGTCCTTGTTAAGAAGGAATATCTTTATGACTTTCAGAGGGGGCACGGTGAATACGAACCAGGGTTATGGATCACCGCAAAATCTATCCAAGGTCGCGCATTATATTTTGAGACCTATCTCTATGAGACGGGAGCTCTATATGATAAGCTTCCTATCTCGGCTTTTGTTTGGAAAGAAACGAAGGAAGAGATGGAACTTGAAGACCTAGAGCTTTGGGACTGTTTCAGCTACCACATCTCAGTTATACAAAAGGTG